GCCGGGATCGGTAAGGTTCGCAAGAACGAAGCGCAGGGCTACAAGTTTAGAGGCATCGACGATGTCTACAACGCGCTCGCGCCGCTCATGGCAGGCGAAGGGTTGTGCATCCTGCCAAAATGCCTTAGCCGGTCTGTGAGCGAGCGGCAGAGCGCCCGAGGCGGCGTGTTGTTCTGCGTAGTGGTGGACGTAGAGTTTACGTTCGCGTCGTCTAAAGACGGTTCCAGCGTCACCGTGCGGGTGCCTGGCGAGGCAATGGACAGCGCAGACAAGGCAACCAACAAGGCTATGAGCGCAGCGTTCAAATACGCCTGCCTGCAAACCTTCTGCGTTCCAACGGAGGGCGACAATGACGCTGACGCGCATCACCCAGAAGTTAAACCGGTTGAGATAAACATTAATCTGCAAAACGCTGCAATCGCCGCAGCAAAAGCAGGCCGTCCAGCATTTGCAGACTTCTGGTCCAGCGCCTCGCCGTCGCAGCGCAGCGAACTAAAGCCGCAGCTGGAAACATTGAAAATGCTGGTTGAATCTCAGGAGTCAAAATGAACTTTGCCCCCCAAGGTAGCGGCGCTTGGCTAAACGCCCGCGTAGGCAATCTGACCGCCAGCAATATGGCGAAAGCAATGTCGTTCCTAAAGCCCGACAAGCAGGGCAATGTCCGCAGCAGTGAGGAACGCAACAAGCTCATCATTGATATTGTTGCGCAACGCATGACGGGCGACCAAACGCCCAATTTCGTCAATGACGCAATGAGGTGGGGCATTGAGTACGAGCCGCATGCCAAGGCAACCTGGCAGGCAAAAACCGGGATGCTCATTGAAGATTGCGGCTTTATCCTGCACCCGACAATTGAACACTTTGGTGCGTCGCCTGACGGCTTTGTTGCTCAAGACACTGTCATTGAGATTAAGTGCCCGACCAGCTCGACTCATGTAGGCTGGCTGATGAAGGACGAGTTCCCCGCGCAGCACAAGCCTCAGGTGCTAGCGCAACTGGCCTGCACTGGCCGCACCAGCGCAATCCTAGTCTCTTACGATCCGCGTATGCCATTTGGTCAGCGTATGGCAACCTGGCATTGGACGCCTGCGGAAGATGAGATCAAGGATATTGAAGCAAAGGCGCAGTCTTTTCTTTACGAAGTTGAGCAATTGTTTGCGAAAGTTACAGCATGACCTCCGAACAAAAAGCCGCGCATACTCGAATGGCTACTAAGTTGCACCGATATATTTATCGTAAGCTAACCGCCGAAGCGCCGGAAAACAAACCGGTTGGCATTATTAAAGAGCGCAATCCTCTTTATGTGCAAATTGAGCAATTGCTTGATGAGAAAAAAGGCACCAGCATTCAAAGGCTAGCCAATCAGTTAGTCGTAGAAAAACACCTTGTCGTTCGCGCAATGACGGAACTAGTGCGAGAAAAACGCATCCTTAACTTAAGCGAAAAAGGCAAAGTCGGAATGTTTATCGTGCTAAAGCCTAAACAAAAGAATGTTTGGGGACATTGATGTCTGACGAAGCAGACAACGCTAACGATCAAGCTGCGCAAACGCTTGAAAGTTATATTAATGAAGTCAGAAACCGAGCTAAAACAGGGCTGGCAATCATGGGGTTTTGCTGGTTTTGTCAGGAATCAATTCGCAATCAATTGTTTTGCTCAGTTGAATGCAGAGAAGATTACGAAAAAAGATTAAATCTTAATAGGATAAGTGGAAATGGATAACGCACCAGATCAATTTGCGTTAACCGTTAAAGATAAGTTGGAGCGATACCTTGCCAAACGCAAAACGCCCATGACTGTGCAGATGATGGCAAACAGGTTCATGGTAGACCCTAAGACCATACGCACGGCGTTAAGCGGCATCTCAGGGATGGTAGTGGTAACCATCGGACAAACACATTGGTACCGGAGAAAGACATGACAGCAGCAGACTTGGAGAAGAACATCCTGCGCGATGAGATTGAGCGTCTGACAAAGGCTCTGCACTACGAGCAGCACTGGCTGAGTCGCATCGGGACGCATGGTCCCGGCTGTTGGTCGTGGGGACCGGCTCATTATGAATGTGCAGTTAAGGAAATTAAAGACGCAGAAAAGAAACAGCCGGTGGCGTGGCACTACACTAACAACGGCGGCGGTAGCGCGATGCACTGGGGTCCGTCGGCAAAACTGGATGCAGACATTCAGACTGCAAAGGACTACCCGCGCGCGCATAGAGTGACGCCGCTCTACGCAGCCCCGCCCCCTGCGCTAGCGCCCTGCCGTTACCCAGACTGCGTAGACAACGGACCGGACGGCAAATGCGCCCTTGACGAACTCCGCGCTGCGCTGGCAGAGCCGGAGCAAAAAACAAAAGTTGAGGCCGAAACAGAGTACAACATTGGCTTTAAAGCCGGCTGGGAAAAAGGCTGGCATTATGGTTCTATGGTCGAGAACTCGGCATGCGCCCGAATTGTCGAGCGTAACGCTGAAATCTGTGTTCATAGTCTCACATTGTGGGATGTACTGAATGCAAACGCACTTGCCATTCGAGCAAGGAGCAATATCAATGAGTAGTGACGTCACCAGCACTGAGGCCCGGCGTGAGCTTACGAAGAAGCTGGTTAAGGCTATGGGCAACCGCAGATGGTGCAGTTCATGCCAAGTTGATCAGCCGATTGAAAAAGGAGTGGCAACAAAATATCGCTGGATTTGCCAGTTTTGCGCAGTGAGGAGACGGAAATGACGCCGCTGATTCAAAAAGCTGTTCGCATGGCACCCGAACCTGAAACTGCAATGTGGTTTGATGTTGGCCAGATAGAGCGTTGGGAAGGTGGATCAGTTGAAAATGATATCGTGCTGAATCTGCCATTTCCGCGCACCGGCATTGTTGGGCTAGATCAGGCCGGCAAAGACTTTGCGTTGTGGCTAACGCAAGGCACCGGTTCTGTTGCGGTAGGTGGCGCGTCAATGTGGCACGGAACGTACATGAAACCGTTTGCTTATCTGCGAACAGACGACGGCCTTCGTTATTATGAGAAAGACAAGGAAATTAAACAGGAGGATGTACGGCCAGCGTTTCGTATGGTTTGCGCCGTTCTTGTGAAACTAGCCGGGCAGTCGCAGACAGCCTATAAGCCTCTTGCCATTGATTCATTTATCAATCGAAAACGAGCGGCAAAAGGGAAAAGCCCGATTAGCTTTGACTGGCATACCGTTGAGATCGGGCCAAAACAGGTCAAGAACTCGCCGCAGGGCGGCACCCATGCCAGTCCACGATTGCATGATCGTCGGGGGCATTGGAGGACTTGCAAGGATGGCGTAAGGAAGGTTTGGGTCAAGGCTTGCAAGGTAGGCGACGCAAGCAATGGCGTTGTATTCAAAGACTACAAAGTAAAAAATGACACAACGCGCCAAGCTTGATAAGGATTTTGTCCGGATGCAGGCCGAGCGTATGACGCATCTTCTGCAGCAACGTGCTGCACTGCCCCGTGAGGATCTTGAGTATCTTGTCGAGCGGGTTGCCAGGCTAAAAGATGTACGGATGCAAATGTGCGTGGCTGAATTGATCGGTTGGTCAGACGATACCCGCGCAGAAATTGAGACCTTCGTTGCAATAGCCATTGAACTCATGAAAAGCGCTAGTGTCAGCAGTTTGCGCAGTGCAACAAAAACAGTAGAACTTCGATATCTAATTAAACAGGCCAAACAGTCGTGAAAAAAGATTCAACAAAAGCGGCAGCAGTTGACCCAGGTTATAACTGGTTGCCAATGACTACCTGCCCGACCGGCGTAAAGGTTCAACTGCTAAACGCTAGCGGCGTTGCGGTCTATAGCGCCTACAACGGCTCGCCAGGCTTTTGGCGCGGCTGGGCACCATTGCCGACACTTAAAAAATAGGATAGAAATGATTAAACTTGTATGGGCAACGCCTAACATTGACCAGCAGATTGCGTACATTGCGCGAGTCAGCAACCCGCAAAATCAAGACAATCCAAACATCGAAAAACTGCTAGGCTATATGATGCAGCACGGCCACGTTTCACCTTTTGAAATGGCAAGCGTCTGCATTGAAATAAACACTACCCGCGACATCGGCCGGCAGATTTTGCGGCATCGGTCATTCAGCTTTCAGGAGTTCAGCGGCCGCTACCAATCGTTTGATAAACTTGCAGCACCGCAGCTGCGCGAGTGTAGACTGCAGGACACTCAGAACCGGCAAAACAGTCTTGAATGCGACGACGCAAACAAGCAGTCAATATGGAACGATATTCAGAATCAAGTAGTAATGCAAAGCACTAACTTTTATGAATATGCTTTGAGTCAAGGGATTGCAAAAGAAGTCGCTAGATCAATACTGCCTGAAGGATTAACCGCCAGCAGGTTATACATGGCTGGCACTATGCGTAGTTGGATTCATTACCTTAAACAAAGATTGGATCAAAGCACACAAAAAGAGCATAGACAAATTGCAGAACAAATATCAGAACTGCTGCACTCACTTGCACCCATCACAATGAAAGCAACTAATGGAATATGACAACACAAACCGTGGCATTCTTAGCCGCAATGAGCGTAAAGAAAAAGACTCGCACCCCGACATGAAAGGTACTATCAACATTGATGGTGTCGATTATTGGCTGTCTGGTTGGACTAAAACCAAGAAGGACGGTAGCGGCAAGTTTCTTTCGTTGAGTGTTGAACCCAAAGAACAAAAGATTGCTGCAAAGCCTGCAGCAAAGCGACCGTCAAAGGTTGAAGATATGGACGACGATATTCCCTTTTGATTATCTAAGCAGCATAGATTCTGCCTGCCGCCTGCGAGTCAGGCCAGGCAGAATTCTACCCGCAGCCTTATTCCACTTCAGTATCTCTGCCGCAGCGCCATCCCAGTCGCTCGCAATCACGCGCTTACGCAGCGTCGATATCCGATAGTTCCCTAGTCCGCAGTTGTACGCGAACGAAATTAGCGCCGCCAACCGCCGCGCAGGCTCGCGCACAATGTTGGGCGATAGGTTGATGACGCCCGCCTCAAAACGCGCTAGATCGACTTGTAGCGCGTTCTCAGCCTGCGCTGCTGTCCAGATAGTGCCCGGTGCAATTCCCGGCCCTGTAGAACCGTAGCCAATCGTCCAAGGATGCGAGCCGGTTGCTGGGTCTGGGTAGGCTTGACAACTACCGTCAGGCAGGCGCCTATGGTATCCCTCAAACGGCTTTACCAGCGCATTGCAGGCTAGGACAATTGCATGATTCACTTCTGGTATTTCTCAATGCTTCGACCAACGAACCAGAAAGTTAATATCATGTTTAGCATTGCAAAATCGTTGATATCCCAATTACCGGGCAATATGTCTTTCCACGCTGCGCCATTGCTCATTGCGTAAACAATGGCCGCAATCTTGACCGACATATACAAACCAAAAACCAGATAAGTGATTAGCGGACGGACCAGCGCAGAGATTGCAGACACCCATTTATATGATGACGCTGCAGTCTTTGATTGCTCATCAAATGCAGATTTTATTGCATCCAACTGCGCGGTTGAATGCTCAACGTATTTCTCTTCCATCCGAAAAGTTCCGCGTAACTTCTCTAGATCCGTTTGAAGAGTAAACATAGACAATTCATGCTGGCGTTCGTTTTTCTTGTCTAGCCATTTCAGCACTTCAGGAGCGAGACGAAACAAACCGCCAACCAACGAACCAAACAATCCGCCAGATAGAATATCAAGCATAGTTATCGCATCATGTAAATGGCAAATACAACTGTCGCAACAAAAGCAACCACTCCTATTGCAATAAACGCATCAACTAAAGTCATTTTGATATTACCTTTGCGCCGAATTGAATAATTGCAAACAGCACTACTGCAATAGCCCAAGCGCCAATCCCTCGATTGATCCAGCGTTCAACTTTAGAATCAACTCTAGACAAAGTTGCTTCATTAACCGCTATACGCTGTTCAGCCGCGCCAATTCTTTCACCCTGCGCTGATTGACGTTCTTCAAGCAAAACCAGCCGCAAAACAGCATCAGTTAATTTATCAACTTTGTTTTCAAGACGGTTAAAATCTTCTTGACTTGGCTGGGACATTATTTGTCGCTTTAATTAAAGAGATTGAAACGAAACCAGTTTTGATGCCCAGCCAACGGTGCCGCCAGTAACGGAAGAAGAAACATCTCCTGTTGCACCAGGCGGCGTATTTAGTTTATAAAACACATTACATTCTTGTTCTGACCTTGAGGCAGTAAATGCTTGCAAAAAGCCAGACGGTATTCCTTGTGTATAAGCAACCCTATTCCCAACAACATCAATTAACACGCTTGTGTTAGTTAATGTTATTGATGTTGCAAGCGCCGGAGTTGCCGCACCAGAACTCCACGCTCCGTCAATTGGAGACGCACCAGAATTTACATCTCCAAACGAAGCAATGCCGCCGGCAACGGTTGTCGAGCCGGTAACCGTCCAAGTCCATGACGTATCGCCCGCAACAAAGTACCGATAATAAACAGAAAGCGCATCAGTAACTCCGGACAATGCTTGAGTAACCCCGAGTTTTGTCCAGCCTGTAACGGTTGGATCTCCTGTTGCCGCCATCAAAACGGAGGCAAACATTAAATCGCCAGCCAAAGTTCCCGTTGGGGCCGGCAATGTAATTGTCGTTGATCCTGTTGTGCTTGTACTTGCTGCGCGGAAGAATGCCCCTCCAGTAACATTTGGCGGCAATCCCAGCATCATGTGAGAGATTCCACTCATGACACATTCCCAGATATCACGCAAACAGTGCCACTGATAAACAGAATTGTTGCTACTCCTCTTGTGGCTAACGAAACTGTAGCTCTATCAGCATCAGTGCCAGCAATATATGCAGTTGTAATTGTGCAGGTAATTGTTATTGCTGCCGCAGTGTTATTAAATACAGAAACTATATCGCCTTCAGCAAAGGTAGCGGTAGGAATGGTTATTGAACCGCCAGTTCCAACCTGTACATATTTGCCAACGTCAGCAATTGCCAAAGTATAAGAAGCGGTTTTAGTTCCAACTGCAGGAATGTTTCTGTAACCTACAGTCATTGTTTCTGCAGGAACTGTAACCGTATAATTGGTTGCAGAAGCATTGGCAGAAGTAAATGTCGTGTACCCGGTAGAACTGCCTTTAAGCAGAATTCCCGAGGCGGTAAAACTTTGTGCAGCGGTAAAAGTTGTTGCAGTGCCTGGCGCCACATAGTCAGTGCCAGCAGTCGCCGCGCTGATTGCAGTGCCGTTGCCTTTAATGACGCCGGTGATAGATGTAGACAGCGTAATTGCAGGCGTCGTTGTGGCCGTTGCAACCGTGCCGGCAAATCCATTGGCCGATACAACTGATACGCTGGTGACCGATCCACCTGCGGCTGGTGTATACGCCTCCCAGGCTGTAGCGCCAGCGTTGATACGAATAGACTGTCCAGCAGTCGGCGTTACTGTAGAGTATGTATTTAAAGTATTGGCAACAGGAATCGAAAGCGCAGCAATAGTAGACAGACCAGTTCCGCCGTTAACAACAGGCACCGTTCCAGTGCTGGTTAAGTTTTTGCTGGCGTCTGTAAATACTGGTTTTGATGCGGTGAGATTGGCAATGTTTAGGTTGCCGGAGGAGTCGAGACGCATCTTCTCAGTCAAAGCCCCTCCATTTAAGGAAGTGCTAAATCCTATATAAGTATCGTCTGTACCTCCACCGCTAGACTGCACTCCAAATGATATTTTGGATTTGCCAGCAACAGCGTTAGAAAACTCAATGCCTGAACCGCCATCTAATGCATTAGACAACTTTATTGCTGTTGAATCTAGGCTAGTTGTAGCTGCAACACTGTTTCTTACTTCTAACTTACTTGAAGGCGAGGCCGTCCCGATCCCAAGGTTCCCACTCGCATCCAGCGTCATTGCCTGCGTGAACGTTATTGGATCGCCTGCAGTGCCGGAGGGTGCGTTGAACCATTGGAAACTACCGCCAGAAGCCGCTCGAAGAAGGGATGCAGCGTTTGTAGTTTTGTAGACTGTATTGGTGCCGTTAAAGTAGGCGTTGTTGAAAAGATCTGTCTGGCCCGAACTACCTACTAGCGCAGATGAAGTGCCTACATCCAGCGCACGAAAACCTGCTGCCCAAGCACTCGGCGTTACCCCTAGCCCGAGGTTGCCGGAGGCATCCAGCGTCATCGCCTGCGTGAACGTTATTGCGTTGCCTGCAGTTCCGGAGGGTGCTGTGAACCACTTATGAGTGCCGGCACCAATTTGATATTTGGCAGCAGTGTTGGCGCTAACTCGGTACGTTTCTACGTTGCTGGTATTTTGATAAGAGTTAAACGAAAACTCTGCAAGCCCGGAAGCGTTTTGATAAATACCTGCATAATTACCAAACTGAATTGCTTTAGCTGAAGCACTCCAAGCACTCGGCGTTACCCCTAGCCCGAGGTTGCCGGAGGAGTCGAGGCGCATGCGTTCAACACCGTCATTAGCTGTATTTCGTCCAGACCAGAACGCAAAAGCACTAACGCCAGCAGGTTGGCCTATAACCCAATCTTCAATACCGGTCTGCGTAACTAGCAATTGCGAACCGGTTGATCCACTAGCCGAAGTGCTGCTTACAATACCTCTTGTCGGGGAAGACGCTACAGTTTGCAACTTTGAACCCGGCGAACTCGTCCCGATCCCGAGGTTGCCGGAGGAGTCAAGGCGCATTTGCTCAACAGTTCCGTCGTTTGTGTACCAAACGAATGGCGGATTAACTGTAGAACCTCCAGTAATAAATGCAGAAACAGTATTAGTTGCGCCAAGAGTCAATCGGCTGTTGTTAGCTCCCGTATCAGAAAAATAAGCCTGCAATCCGGTTTGAGAAATAGCGCCAGATTTCGCAACATGTAATTTAGTTGAAGGTAAACTCGTCCCAATCCCGAGGTTTGTCCCATCAAACACCAGCGCACTACCGCTAGCCAGCGTACCCGTGCCGCTTGCGTAGACAACACCGTTAGCAGTGTAGGAAGTAAGCCCGGTGCCGCCGTTCGCGACAGGCAGTGCGCTGCCGGAATAAGTAAGCGCCAGCGTCCCCGTAGACGTAATCGGCGAGCCAGACACGGTAAACAGCGCAGGCGCAGTCAGAGCAACCGAGGTGACCGATCCTGCAGGGCCAGGAGGACCAACAGGGCCAGCAATGCCTCGATCAATTGTGATGACTTGCGTAGGAACCGGTGTTATTTCGACCGCAATGTTGTTGCCGTCAGTAACCAAAACAGAAATATTAGCCATGACGAATCCCTATCAGGTGTTGATAATGCCATCAGAACGAACCAGAAACAGAAGAAAAATAATGTTATCTTCTGCTGGGGTCGCACCCGACGCTGGGAAACTCATCTTCAATCGACCGGAAAAAGCAACAGGCTCAGTTGCGCTAATGTCTAGTTCAGGATCGCCAGTGACTAGCGACCATGTTGAATCGTCAATGACCAGCGTAAACGTACCTGAAGCCGCCACAAGATTAGAAATCGTAAGCGTTACAGGCGTTGGCGTTGGCGTGTAATTGCCAATGCTAAAAGTTAATCCGTTGCGGGTATCAACTAGATTAGAAATTGTTCGTCGAACAATTGATGCGCTAATCGTAGCGCCAGTCAAATCAACCGGCGAACCTGCAGACGTTAGCGCCAGATTCCAGAAGGTTTTCTGGTTGTAGACCAACTCGCCAGCAATAATCGGATTGTCAAATCCCGATACCTGTGTGAGCGTATTCTGCGAAAACAAAGCCATTTTAGTTCCCTGAACTCAGGTAGTGACGCTCCCCGCGTTCTCGCAGGGCTACGAATCATGTCTTGTTTCCGAATTTTAACCGCAAACGTAAAAACAAGCCAATTGCTTAATCTGTTCAGGAAAGTCAAACGTAACATCTTCCCTTGCTTTAGCAACCGTCACGTTCGTCAATGCAGTTCCTGATTGCTTCATTCCTTTACCGGGAATATCAGAAGTGCAAATATAATCTCCGTTGGCAATGTTTCCGTTTTGCCCGCATACATAAACCTGCCCCTCGCCTACTGCATTGATAGCAACCAACGTATATTGATCTTTGATTTGATCGTATAGCGGCAGCATGATCGGATCGTTGTTTTCCGTTACTTGATCTGAAATCAATGCAGAAGGATGAAACATTGAAAGCGGCCCATTGACAACCGCCACAACTCCAACTGCGCCAGGCTGGTTTGCTTGACTTGATTCAGCCACCTCAAACAGCGTATTGCTCCAGTTTTTTCTAACAATGCAAGTTACATCAACAACAATGTTACCCGGCTCGCACACACTGCCATTTAGCATCAACCCATCATGAGCGCCGGTAAACGGGCCATAGTTCGTCCCTGCGCCGTCAGCATAGAAATCATAGCCGTTTGCGCCGCCCACTAGGCCAGCTGTAGCAACGCCAGCAGAAACCCCGTTCAGGTTTTTGCCTCGCACTCCATGATTACCAAAGCCGGCGTTTGTCGCTTCTCCGTACACCGATTCGTATTCTTCAGCCCTTCCAAAAACACCATGTCTAGACGTTGCTCCGCTGGCAGAGCCAATTACGCCGGATGCAAACTTAGTTGAACTTCCAGCGGAAGAAGTGTGACTTCCAGCAACGCCTGCAAAATATCCTGTTGCATTGCCTTGGATGGTGCTCTGCAAAGTGGAATCAGCAAGCGCCCAGACAACACCGTTACCGCCTCCGATTTCTGCGGTTAAAGTGCCGGCAATTCCATATACCTGAATTTTATTGTTTAGCGTGTCATTGATTGAAATTCTTTGGCCTGAAGTGGCTGTAAAAATGCTTCCTTTAGTTAGATTTAAAACAGAGCCATTCCATGTCAAAGTAGCGCCAGAAGAATTGCCGATTGACATCTTGTAGCCAACAGGTACGCTAGTGTCATAGCCTATAAAAAATCCTGTGCCATCGTTATATGCAGTCTGCCCGCCGATTGCTTTAGTGACAATCCCTTGCCAGACAAGAGAAGAAGAAATAGTAGAAAGGCCAGACGTTGCAATATCGTTTGCAACCTTAAAGGCAAAATAATAAGTATCGCCAGGCAATGAAACGTCAGGGAATTTTATGGTAGTGCCGGGAAGGTATGCATTACCATTTGCATTGATCTGCGAACCCCAGACTTTCCAATCTAGTTCAGTCGGGCTTGCAATGGTTGTATAAAACAAAACAACTGAATTAACCCTGCCACTTGACGGAAGTTGGCAAGAAACGCTAAACGTAGGGATAGAAATGGTTGTTTGAATATCACCAACAATAGGCGCAGACAACGTGGAGAAGTAAGCACCCGAAACTAAATTGCTATTGGGTGACGCGCTAAATTGAACGATACTTAGATCGTCATAAACTTGCTCATTATATTCCGACAGTTCCAAATGAGCGCCCAAGTTTCCATCAGGCAAGGATGACTCTTGAACTTTAAGAGCGCGGAACTGTTTATTAGTCCAGCCGTACGCTGTATTAGTTACAGTAACAACATCACCAGCATTTACTTGAATGCCGGTGTACGCAGTAGAGAAAGAAACAATCAGATCTTCCCGCGCTTGCTCAAGCAATCGGTTCGCAAGATATTCAGCCTGAACCGAATCATTTACCAGATCAAAACTTGTATTGAGTTTATTTACCGGCTCGTTTGAATAAAGCAATCCGTCTGGGATTTTAAGCCTAATGTACTCAGGCTGATCTTTATTTCCTTTAAACGGGAATGATGCTTCAATTTGATTAATGCTTGATGCAAGATCAGTAACCGAAACCCGAATGTCGCCAATAATATTGGCATCAGTAAAGGCAAATGAAGTCGCTGTCGCTTTGTTAATTACAGGTGCCCACTGTCCTGTTGCTGATTCATACGACATCCATGAATCACAAGCCATCATGATCTTGTTGACATTGGAAAGAATTTGCTCTCCAGTGTCAATCACGCCATTGATACGATACCTAGCTTGCGTTGACGTTCCACCACCGCTAGGAGTGTATGTAATCAGTGCATCAGAATAAGTATTTAGTGCCGTGCAAGCGGTAGTGTTGATGTTAGACAGCAGTACAGCGCCGCCATAAACACTGCTGTTCAAGTAATCTCGGAAAACGTCACCAGGACGAGCAACGCCCGCGCCGTTAAGGTAATGGTTTACCTTAAACGTAAGCGGTGAAAGGCTGGTAATGCCATCTGTTGTGTTGTAGTTAAGTTTAATGATGGCAAACGCCAAACCGTTCATTTGACGGGTGCCAGTCCATCTCTGCGCAACCGCAATGTCTGCCCCGCCCATAACAGTTGAAGGCGCTGCTGCGCTGTTTAGCGGAGTGATTACGCCCGCTGCTGTAGACCGATAAAGCCAGATAAACAAATCATCTGCAATTTTAGTATCAACATTTCCCGCGCCGTCAGTCAGCGAAGCAACCTTTGTTAAATCGGTGCCGTCAAAAGTAACTTTTCTGTCGCCATAATAAAAATTGCCTGTATCAAACGTAAACAATCCATTTGGCGATACATGGCTAATCGCCATGACGTAATACATTGTCTTTTGATCGACAGACAAAACAGCATCAACAAACTTGCCACCGAGCCAAGCATCACCGTACGCAATTGGAATCGGATTGTCTGAACTAGGCGGCATCTGCTGGCGGGAGCCAGTATCTTGCGGCGCGTCCGGCCTAGAAATAAACACCCGACTAACAATTGCTGACACTGCAAAGTTAATTGCAAAAGTGGCGGCGGCAACACCAAACGCTCCCAGCGCGGCGGTTGCAGCGCCAATAGTTCCATAAATTGCAGTTAAGATTACGGTGGCCGGCATATCAAACCTTCAGAAAAGTTGAGTCAATCATTCTGTAACCAGGTAATGATTGAACTGTGCTGTTTTTCATCAATGACATGTAAACAAGTTTTACCCTGTTATGTTTTGTCAACTCATCTGCTTTTTTGTTAAACGCTAAAAACAACTTGCCGCCAATTGTTTTGTTTCTGAAGTCTGGATGAATCCACCAGGCAAGCTCACGCAATTCCATAACCGAATTACACCAGACATTAGGCGTAATGATGCCCGCAATCATGCCTCGATGCTGGTCATCAATAAAAATAAAGCCCCGGCCACAAATCAATGACAAAAGCAATTCTGATACATATTCTGAATTGTGTGCTGTTGTATCTGATAAAGCGTCAATACCTGATTCAAAAGAATATTGACGCATCATTTCTACGCAAGCATTCAAGTCATACTTGTTTGCCAGTCGAATCATTACGAACCAATTCCATAAACTTCTCCTCCGGTAGTCTGCCCGCTTCCATTTTCAGACCATTCCGGATTGGAACCAGGATTGGGATCGGAAACGCTCCCAGTCTGCGGTGGCTTGCCAAAATCAAAGTACTGATTGCTGATTACGCTGACTCGATTCATTGACGTATCACCAGGATATACAAACTGCCAGCTTTTCTGATTGGTTTTCATGCCTCCAATTCTTGACTCCAAAACCTTGCGCATTGAACAGCAAGCAATTGAACAGGTGGCAACTCGAGTTCTGGCCTTGTCATCAAAGTTTTCGGTAATGCTGACACTGTTAATAATGCCAGTGTATCGCTTAAAAAACTGAGTTGTCGGCGTTGTGATGATTTGATTGTTTGTGTTAAGAAAGCCGCGCCAAACCTCAACCAAACTGCCTTTGATATTGCTGGACAGCATTAGAGCAATATTGTTGGGGTCAATGCCAGTCAAAGAAATAGTCAAATCTGCCGCAGTGTTTTTCATGTCTTGCTGGATATTGCCCAGCATCAACAAACTGCCAAGGTTTGAGTAGGTCGTCCCGCCAACCGTGATTGGCGCTGCTGCATTGCAAAACGTATATACAGTCGGGGTCGAGCCGACAGAGAGTTTAATAAACTCTGCATGGCGGATATTGTTTGCGGACAGCGCCGCCATTGTTGTCGTCATGGTGTTATGTTTTCCCTAAAGACAAACGGACCATCCCAAGCCACAAACGCGCCACCCGTCATTGGCGTCAGCGTATACGTTGGACACTGTTCTGCATAGACCGGAAAGTACACAGACGCCCCTACAGCCGTTAGAGTGCCCGTAGAAGGCGTTCCGATCACCGGCCGGTGCAGAGTGACGGACACAGTAGAGATAGAGCCTCTGAGGACCGTTGCTGCCACTTTGTAGACGTATGTGCCCAGCTGCAGGAAGTCGCCAGCAGCAAACACAACGGTCGTCGAGCCTACTGCCGGCAAGTTGCCTACGCTAATGATCGTTGCATTCGCTGCAGGCACTGACGCAAGAGTCAATGCCGCAGCCTGCGCAAGAGACAGCCCGCCTTTATAGTCCGTAAACCAAGATAGCTGGGTTGTGTTAAACGTAATGTTCTGCGGGTATTCTCGGTCGGAAACGTCAATTGACTGGATGACATCCCTTACCTGCGGGTAGTACAGGTAATTGTGCGGCGTTACCGTAAACACCCAAGGCACCGCAGTCAGATAGCCTGCAGTCCTAATTTGCCCGCCTCGGCTAACCTGCTCGCCAACCGTTCGCCTGTTGTTTACAGACATTGACTGCTGGATATTAAATATCGTTTGAAAAGACACTATGCTCTCCCAGACGAAGTAGCCAGGCCTTTGGCGGCGTATGCGTTCGCTGCCCAGACAGCCTTTGCGCTTCCGTATATCCTATCCTCAAACGATTTTACATCAATGGCGCTGATGTAATTATTAGTGACGTTTGTGGTAGATGCCATGCCTGACAACGCATGATTCGGCACGATTGTTCCTGCGGTTTTTGGGACAAACAGTTCAGGGCCGCGCTCGCCAACCCAGCTAGCTTGATTAACTGGCGGCTCGCCTCCGTCAGCAAACCCCAAACTGCCAGCTAATTCTTTTCCTCCCATGTCATTTGTAAACCCGCCGCTAAACGCACTTGTGACAGCACCAACCGCCATACGCAGCAATGATGTCGCTTGCGCTTTAAGCTGGATTGCAATCAAATCTTGAATGACGCTGCGGGCAAAGTCTTTAAAGTTTAGCTTTCCGGTTTTGGTAAAGTTATCTAGCGCCTGAGTCATGTTGTTGGTAACTGAATCCCACATTTCGCCAATACGTTTATAACGATCCTCTGTTTCAATCAACGCTTCTTTAATGCTTTGCTGTTGTTTGATCTGGTCAATAACTGCCTGCTTGCCAGTATCATCCAAAGTACGATCAAGTTTAACTTTGGCAATCTTTTCTTCAGTATCAAGACGCAATCTTAATAGCTTTAATTCTTTTTCGGTGGCAAACAACAAACTATTTTCAGCGTCTGCTCTTTGTTTTGCAAACTCTAGCGACAAGCTTTCAAGCTCAATTGATTTAATTTGACTCATCATTGCGGAATCAAAAGCAGTTTGTCTGGCCGACATAAACGCAGCAACTTCTTCTAAATAAGCAAGATCAGCCTGCGCAGCCTCTTGATTTATTTTAGTTCTAATGCCGCTGATTTTTTGCGCGGTTTCTGTAGCAATAGCAAGTTCTTTTTGCGCAAATAGTTTTATTTGCAATTCAGGAAACGCATTTTTTTGATCTCGATTAGCTTGCAACATTTCATTGCGAGCCTCTTGAATTTTTCTTTGCGAATCAAGCTCAATTGCTTGAATCTCAGTCGCCTCTTGTTTTTTCAATGCAATTTGATTTGCATATGCAAGTTTGTTAATTTCGTCTTCTATTTTTCTTTGCGCCGACAATCCATTAGCGTCAGCATAAATATTGATCTTTTTTGTTTCCTTTTTTGATTCGTCTTCTTTTTTTTGTTCACCTACAATTTGCTCTGTAAGTTTTGTTTTTTCTAAAGTAAGGCGATCAATAGCGTCTTGTATTGCTTTTTTTCTTCCTTCACTTCTTATTGCGTTTTCCTCAAAGCCTTGAAGCCTTTGTTGTTGAACATTTAGTTCTTTCATTACTAAAACAAGTTGCTGCGCCGGGTCGTTAGTTCGACCAATAGATTTAATGTAATCCCAAGCTCGACTAATTGCATTTCCAATATCAGTCCAAGCCTGTTCAATAAACCCAAGATTTCGAACTTGATCTTTAATTGACGCATTAAACGCATCAGCTTGCACCTTGATTGCTTCTTGCGCTCGACCTTGTTTCTCCAACGCTTCAATCTGCTTGTACTGCGCAAGCGTAAGAAAGTGATATTGATCGTTCATTGACTTGGCGCTTGATGCGGTGCCGTTAAACGCAGGAATAAGTTTTTGAGTGACAGCGGTTACAGACTCACCGCTAAGTTTTGCAACCAGCGCAATTGACTGAGCAACAGAACCAAGCGAATCGCTAGTAAACTTTCCTGAACTAATAAGTGCAGAAAGAATGTCTTTTGTATTGCCAATAGAATAATTAAGGCTGTTGCTTAAAGAATCAGAAAGTTGTTGAAAGCCTGCTTGAGTAACACCGGCATATCGCCCAGTAAGAATTAAAGAATCACGAAGTGCATCAGACTCTTGCGACCCTTTATAAAATGCAAACCCAAGAATACCAACAGTTGCAGTGACAGCAGTTAAAGCAACCGCAACAGGCGAAATAGCTTCCTTTAGCAACCGAAACGCATTGCCAAACCCGCCCAATTGATCTTTAAGTTGACCGCCCTGCTGCAACAGCGCAACCATTGCACTTTGACCAGATCCAATCTGCGTTACAAAGTCAGTGATCTGATAACTGATGCCAAGCTTTTGCTGCTCAGTCAGTCCTGCGTTTACTTTTTTAACCGAGCCGGAAACGGCGTCGTAAGCAGCGGCAGCGTTTAGAAGCGATTGGCGCTGCTCAGGACTCGCTGTACGGTACTTCCCGGTAGCGATCTCCCTCTCCATCACTTGGACGCGACTGAGGGTCTTTCCGTAGTCCTCAGTGGCATGGGTGATTGACTTAATGTCTGCGGCTATTTGCTCTGCTTGCGCTGCCTTTTTTGCGGAAATTGCAACTGCGTCGTATGCGGCCGCTTGATTCCTAATTGATGCAATTTCTTGTTGCGTGGCAGTTCTATATTTTCCTGAAGCAATTTCGCGCTCAATTAATTCAACTTTGGTTAATGTTTTTCCATAATCTTGTGTAGCAAAAGCAAGCTGTTTAATATCATCAGTAACTTTTTTACTTTGCGAAGCCTTTTCTGCCGCAACAGCAATTGCATCATAAGCAGCAGCAGATTTTAAAAGAGCATGGCGCTGCTCTTCTGTTGCAGTTCTATATTTTCCTGAAGCAATTTCTCTTTCAATGCTTTGAACTTGCGTGAGAGTTTTTCCGTAATCTTGTGTGGCAAAGTTTATTTTTTGAATGTCTGATGATATTTGCGTGTTTTGCGCTGCTTTTTGCGCAGATGCTGCAACCGCGTCATAAGCCGCAGCCTGATCTAGCAATTTAGTTTTTAACTCTATAATTGCATTCTTATAACGGCCAGATGCCACTTCTCTTCCAACTAATTCAACTTTTGAAAGAGTCTTTCCGTAATCATCTGTTGCAAACTTTAATGCAGTGATTTCTTTTGCCGCAGCATTGGAATCACTTTTAATTTCGCGTTTAAGAGATTTATTTGCGGCAATGGCTTTGTCAATTGATGCAGTAAATTCAGCAGTATCCAATCCAAGGACAACACCAAGTCGAGCAATATTGTTTGAGGCCATTACTATTTCCCTTTACGTTCTAATTTCTTGGCGTAAGCAGGTATTACATAACTAAGCTCAGATTTAAGCTTTTCTAGCACTTGTTGAGATAAAGCCTGCAACGAAGGACGAAGAAAAGGTTGAGCCGATAGTTTGCTCGTACCGAATTCCTGCGCTAATGACACTGCGCTTTTCTTTACTGATACAACAGCAATGGCCGCGTCTGTCTCGCTAACGTAATCGGACATTCGGTCTTTTTCAGTAGGAATTCTAAAATCTAGACGAACTGTATCCCGCAAATGAACCGGGCCTAAATTCTTTTTGTCATAGGGCGCAGTGGCCTGCACCTGAGCGTAAACAGGTTGCATGGCAACTCCCGCTGCTCTAGCGAGAGTGCCTCTTGCAATTGTGTCTGCGCGGAAACCTTTGGCCATTTCAAGCAATTGCTGCTCGAATTCATCAAAGCCTTCAAGTTTGTAGCTTTTATCTGGTGGCTGATATTCAGACATCTTCTAATCCCAAATGTTTCAGCCCGCCAGGCCTCATTGTCAAGAATGATAACAGTTGTTGATTTGCCTGGTCTTTTATTTCTTCTTCCGTAGGCGGAACAATAATGTACTCATGCATTGACGGTAAAACATCTTTGATTGTGTACGGCGGAACACCTTGTTTCAATTTGGAATTAAGGTTTCCAGTTGTAAGCGAACTTAGCGCAATCAATAATGCTTTATTGCCAATAAACCCATCACTAATCAGAATCTCAATGTGCCGCATATCATCGGCCGGTATTGAGTCAGGACATCCGCCATGAGCGTATATGTACGCCCTGGCTTGCTGACGAATGTCCCTGATTAGTTTTTTCTAGATTCCTTGTAGCCAGGTTGAATAGCCTCACCAATCTTAGTCAGGATCTCAACCTGAACCGAAAACGGCCATTCGGCGTCAATGTCTTCATAAGTAATATCATCAAGATTGCCCGTCTCCGTCACAAGCAACCGGATGTATTCCACAATGCGGTTTTCAACCTTCATTGCCGACTTTACAAGCTCTGCAGTTGACCGACCTTCAATTACAACGTCATCAACGGTAAATTCAATGCCTTCACCCGGCTGAATTCCGTTGATAGCCTTTTTGTAACGCGCAATAAATTTATCATTGTCAACCAAGTCAGTTCGTTCGTTGATTGCATCCATCTCATGACTAAGAGGAATACGAACCTTAAACGTATGCCCGCCAAGTTCAAAGGTTTTAATACGAAGCGAAACGGTATCGCCAAATGCTGCGGATAGTTTTGTCATGTTATTTTGCCTTGATAATCTTATGGTAAATGGCTTCGTTTAGATCAACCGCATAATCGACCACTTCTTCTGGCGTCATGCTATTGGCATGGTGCTTTGCAATATCATGCGCCAAAGAAACAGCAGTCAGACGTTGCTGCGGAAACCCAAACCAATCTTTGCGGTGCTCTGCTTGATTAATTAGGTATCCGAGCAAGTCATTATTGTTTTGTATTGTCGTTGTCATTTCACTCTTTTACCGGAAACATTTCCGCAAGCAATTGAAGAACCATTTGTTCCGCAGTGTCAGGGTCAGACAATTCAAGCGAATCGGCCACTTCCTGCGGGTCCAAAACCAGCCCGCGACAGGCCAGTTTTAGATCACCCTTTACACCGACCAAAAACTCTACAGTAGAGTCAAGATCATCCATTAGCTATTGCTCCAGCCGTATTGATTGCCACGCGGGTGCAGAGTAAACATGCACTTTGCTTCCGCGCCTGGTGCCGCGTCAATCTGAAACTGACTGGCCCGAGCGTTAAAAGCGTAAGCAATCGTATTAGCTCCTTCAGTCGCCGCAACAACGTAGGTGCGATCCACCACGCCGCTGTAAGCATCTGCGCGGATGAGAAGCAGGCCAGTATCAGCAGGATTCCAAGCGGCCGTGATGGTCAGGCTGGTGGGCGCAGATTGTGCCGGAATCTTGTCCGATTGCCTTGAGCCGGCAACGCTAAAACTTGCGACGGCATCATCCTGCCCAAATGCAGGCACCGCCTCGACGTTCAGCTGCGTCCCGGCAGCACCAGTGCCGTTTGCCGCAGTGCCGACAATCGTCGCAACTTGAGCCGACCAAACAGACAAATTAGCAGTGGTCAAAACAGTCGGCGTAGCGCCAGTTTGAAGCCACATTGAAGCGGCAAACCCAGGCAAAACTTTATTCGGAATAGCCATAATAATTGCTCCAATTAGGCGTTGTTAGACCAGCCGTACAGATTGCCACGCGGATGCAGGCTGAACATACACTTAGCTTCAGCACCAGGCGCAGCATCAATCTGAAACTGACTAGCACGGGCATTGAAGGCGTAGTAGATGATATTGGGCGAGGCGGCATTGTCACTCGCGGCAATGACGTAGGTACGGTCTACAACGCCGCTGGTTGCGTCGCCCCGGATAAGCAGCAGCGCAGCATCGGAAGGGTTCCATGCGGCGGTGATAGTCATGCTAGTAGGTGCAGACTGCGCAGGGATCTTATCCGACTGACGCGAGCCGGCAACCGTGAAGCTGGCAACAGCATCATCCTGCCCAAACGCGGGAATGGCCTCCACCGGCACCAGGTTTCCAATAACGGCAATAGGCGAAACGCTGGCAACCAGCGACAGTTGGGCAAGGGTCAAAACAGTCGGGGTAGTAGTCGGTTGAGCGTACAGCGCAGCGGTAAATCCCGGCAAAACTTTACTTGGCAGAGCCATTTTTCATTCCTTTAAGATAAGTAAAAATCTTATGTTGGGATATACAACGTGCAGTCTAGATAAATCTGCGCCATCTTTTCTTCGTTGTTGTAACTATTATACAACCAGAAAACGTCAGCTTTTGATATGCCGAATCCATAAGTCGGCCCTCCAAACACTCCGCTATATCCATGCAGGGCTTGCAATATCTGGTTCGAAATTGTAAACCCATCTTCAATTACTTGGGTAAAGATAGAAATCTGGAACACAGGCGTATCAATGCCTTTGACACTTTGCACCGGACCAGTGTAGACAGGCTGATGCACATTGCGCAGCATCCAAGTTATAAACTTAGGCTGAGTTGCAAAGTTACGATTGAACGCAGCGTAAACAGGAACCGGCGTAACAATGTTAGCCAGTTGATACTGAATTGCCTTTGCGTAATCAACCGGATTGAGTTGCGCCATTTAAACCGCCGTAACAGGATCAGAACGATAACAAAGAATAAGGACCGTCATGCGGTCGTCAGCTTCCCGAATGTTATCAATCCTCCAGTCATTGCCGCGCCAAGTGATCGAAAACAAGTCCTGCCGGTCAACCATTAATTTTGTGTTTGGCGTGTAATTCAAAGTAAAGTTAATAAGATCCTGATACAGCCGATACTTGTCTGCAATCTTTAGGCTGTTTGCAACAGACGAAACGCGAGCGCGAGTATCAAACCATTTAGTTTGCGTCGTTGATTGCTCGCCAAACGCACTGACATCAAAAGTCAGATTGTTAACAGCAATGTTTTCAAACCGGGCGATTGCCATTACATCACCAGCGGTTTGTAACTGCGAAGCAAAGTTTCAACGCCAAACGGAATATTCTTCAATTGAGTTTCCGTGCTGTTTGACCGCTGATTATACAAATGCGTCAGCAACAATAGCGCAGCCTGCTTGACAACCGGATAAGTCTGAATCGGATTGGCAGCAGTAGTGTATTCAACAACAATTGGAGCCGTCATAAACGTATTGATGTCTGACGGCAATTCGCTCATGATGATTTTGTTGCCGGATGCATCATACGAATAATTGCCTGATGAAATAGTCGTAAATGTGCTAGGACTATTTTCATTCCAATAACCCACGCTATTAACAGTGACGCCAGAAAGTGACGGGCTGGAATTTTGGCTAACTTCAGGCAAGTCAAGCGATACCGGCGACGTAATCAATCCAATCGGGCTATACCAAACCCGATACGTTGTCGCAAAGATTGAAAGACCTAGATAATCTTCAATAGCAAACCTGGTCGCAAGCCCAAGAGACGTAATGTACGAATCCTGGCTTTCATCATCAAACAGGTTTAACTGCTGAGTCATTTCCTCCAAAGTCAACCATGCCGTTGTTACGTCACGATTGATCTGCTCAAACTTGACATAGTTGAACGGATTACGGCTTGACGCGCCGTAAGGGTAACCGCCGGAAACTAGATTATCAAACGCCATAATCAAACACCGATAGCGCGAACACCAGCAAACGGGTCACGAACGGTCGAGACCATCCGCTTTTGAGCAAACATGGTAATGAAACCTGGCGCAGTTTGTTCCATCATTTGAATGGTCATTTCCTGAATATCGGCAATGCTAAGGAAACGCGGCCAGTTTGCAAGATAGATAGACTTGCATCCAACAGTACCCCAAACATCAAGGTACGGATTGGGAATTACCGGGAAACCAAACACATTTACCAGCGGGCCTTCGCCTGCTTCACCAATCTCAACAAACGAATATCCTGCGCCACCGTGAGCGTAATTCCGCAGCGCAACAATTGCTGACGGGTGCATCATCCATGCAGTGCCAGGCAGATACCAATATTGCGCGGGAAGCGCATTAGCCATTGCAACCAAATCTTCGCGCTCAAGACCGCCGCCAGTAGTATCTGCGCCAACCGTAGCAATCGTATGAATGCCGTTTGTGATGGCCGTGCCAGACGTTCCATACGCCGATACAGCGCCCGCCGCGCCAGGGTAGTAGTTGATACCTCGAAGCCCGTTCGTGCTGCCTAGCGTCGTTGTAGTTGATCCTGCTTGATCGTTGTTGCCAGCCATTGATGCGCCTTCAATAGCGCCGAACTCCAGCATCAGATCTTCAACCAACGTCTCATTCAGGTAGTTAACATCCGACAGCACTGCAGTGCGGATAGGCAGCTGCGCAGTAATCACCCGCGTCGGCAATTGCCAGATGCTGGTGTTAGTGCCAGGCGTACCTGAGTCAGGCGTGAATGTATATGTCCAAGGATTGGTTTGATTCGCAGCGTTGCCAGTCTTAGCAACAAACTGAACACTAGAGCCGATTGCGCTGATTTGCCGTGCTACTTGCCGGAACGGATTAGCAAACCGCAGCGTTGCAAACGCATCATCAAACGTAGTGCGCCCGCCTTGACCATCACCGCTACCCGTCAATCCAGCGGCTTCGCGCAAGTCAATCTTGACTTCATCACCATGAGTAATTGCTTCTTTGATTCCGGCCAGGATTTTTTGGGTTGCAGTCATATTTCCATCCATTAAATAACAGGCGGGGGCCGAAGCCCCCTTCCTCAATCGCTATCAGGCGTTTGCGGTGCCAGTCGAGCGATAACGAACACCGGCATTCGGATCGCGAACGCTGGTTGCCAGTCGCTTCTCACCAAAGAACGTGATAAAGCCAGGCAAAGTCTGGTCATAGCGACGCATAACCATATTCAGGCGATCCACGGTAGTGTGGAACCGTGACCAATCCGCAAAGAACATCGGATACTTAGACACAGTGCCGGCAGCGCCGGTAGCAATTTGACTCGGAGTGTCAAGGTACTTATTGACCACAACATCAAAGCCAAGCAGTTGACCAACAATACCGTTCACCGACAGACCTTCGTTACGACTGAAGATCGGAGCGCCCTGGGTATCCTGCAGGCCACGAATCGCTTGCAAAAGAATCGGCGAAATCATGAACTTAGCCGATTCGGTCCAGTACTGCTGCGGAAGCGCATAAATCAGATTGATAACGTCTTTGTAGCTGACGTTATTTGCGCCGACCGTGTTTGCATTGGTAGTCAGCTGGTCATAAGTCGCCAGCGAGTGCAGGCCGCTGGTGCTGCTGGTGCCGCTAGTGCCAAACGCCGGAGTGCTAGTAGTGCCGCCAGCGTAAGTAGCATTCGCGCCAGCGTACTGGTCAAGACCGCGCAGACCGTCAGCGCCGCCGGTAGTGACCGTTGAACCGGTGCCGGTTTGGTCGTTGTTGGAGATCATGGATTGCGCTTCCGACTGCGCAAATTCCATCAACATATCGTCAACAACGTTAGCTTCCAGGCCGTCGATGTCGTCCAGCGCCGCAGTGCGGATCGGGAACTGAACGTTGATGTCTTTCAGCACAACCTGCCAAATGCTGGTGTTTTCCGTGGTGGGCGTTCCGTTGTTTTGAATTGCATAGCCCCATTGTGAACCTGCGTTGCCCGTTTTCACGCGAAACTGATAAGACGAACCATCAGTTGCAACGGTACGAGACAGACCGCGCAGCGGGTTAGCAAGACGCAGAGCAACAAACACCGGATCATAAGCAGTGCGACCGCCTTGACCGTCGCCGCTACCCGTCAGAAGCGAAGCCTCTTTCAGGTACGCATCATACTGCGACTCATCGGCAAACATCTGCAGTTCTTTTTCGACTTGATTCTTGCCGGAATAGAACTGTTTCAGTTGCTCACGGACGCTGCGGTTAACATCAGTGCGAATCGTTTTAGCGATCGGACGAATAATCGAAGGAGCCTGCACCGAAGCGACTTTAGCTTCCAGAGCGGCAATCTTTTCGGTCATTTCGGCTTTAGCGGCTTCAATCGCCACTTTCGCTTGCTCAGACACTTCAGACACTTTAGCCACTTGCGCGGCTTCAATAGCGTCAAGTTTCTCAAGGATGATTTGCGACATGATTACACTTTCAATTTGGAATTAAGGATTTTGATGAGTTCGCGCTCCGCAAGAGCGGCAAGAATCTCATCTTCTTTGGTCGCTTCCGAATCTGAATCACTCACAATCGGCGCGGATTCAACCTGCACGGGAACATCACGTTCAGCCAGCGCAGACTTGAAAACAGACACGGCAGCGACCGCATCTTTTCGGGCTAGACCTGCATCACGCAAAGCCTTTTCCAAAACTCTAGGATTAACCGAACCATCTTCCATGAAATACTCCAGCTTATTAACCGAAGCCATTGGATTGTTTGGGTACATGACTACAGACACTTCGCGCAAACCGCCTTGCGTAATCTGAAAATACCCGTCATCAGATTCAGTTGGCTTGCCGTCTGCGGATACCATTGTGCAAGATTCGGCATAAGCGCCGACTGAAACGCCACCAAACATTGCGGGGCTTTCCGTCATGACTTCGTATAGATCCGCGCCAGCAGTGGTGTTTGTGAACAGCCGGCCAGATGCCAGCATTCCGTCGTCGTCGAACTCAAACTCAGTCCATTCGCCTACCGGCACTGCGTCTGCATTGTGATTGACGAACATAGGCAGCGGGCGGCCGGCTTTACTGAATTCATCTGCCCACTGCATAAAGCCTTCAGGCTTATAGAAGAATTTGCGACCGTCTGCGCCTTCCCGAGCGCCCCAGGTAGTGACCCGCGCCTCAATCTTGCCCTTGGCAGATGCGCCCTTTTTCGGCAAGTTCAGCACTGCTTCGCAAACAATCTGCATCTGATTCATTGATAACCCCTAGCTTAATAGATAAATTGTCGTCTGTTATTTTATGGGTATCAACTTGGTTTGTGGCGAGTTTAACACCTGTTTTACGAACTTGTAAAACTAGCTTACATATTGGGCCTAGTTCACTCATGCCGCTAGCAATAAAATCAAATCTTCATCACTTAAATTCTGAACGCCTCGCGCCGAAAATCTGCCGCCAATTGTCTTTGCAATGACTGATTCCGGCTTTGCAGACGCGCCAATAGACACAATGCCAATCGCTGAAATTGATTGGGCAGAAGATTTTATTGCCGCGCTTTTTGCTTTGGCGATTGCGTTAAGAACTACAACTACAGGATTTTCCGCAGGCTTCGTTTTCTTTTTCTTTACATCAATTGCTCGATCCATCGAAAACGAATAGCCACCGCCGCCACCGCCGCCACCTTGCGCGGGCGAAGGGCTAACAGTTACGCTAACAGGCGTCGGCTCAATAACCGCTTCGACGCTTGGTGCGCTGACGTTAACGTCAGTCGGCGAGCCGCCGCTAGCGTTAATGCTTGCAGCAGCAGATGCCGCTGCAGAACCGACGACAATGATTAGCGCCGCACCGCTTCCAGTCACGATTGCCGCCGTTGACGCCGCCTGCTGGCCGACAACGACAGCAGTCCCGCTGCCGCCAGCCGTTGCGGTGACCGTTGCCGCATCACTTGCCGCCTGGACGCCGGTTGCTGTTGCAGTCGCGCCGCCCTGCGCAGCAATAGCCGCAGCCTGAGAGGTACTAGAAACGCCTGTAGCCGTTCCTGTAGCGCCAGCCAGCGCAGATATGGTTGCCGCTGCACTAGCGGCCTGAAGACCGGTTACAGACCTTGACGCATCACCTGTTGCGACGATAGTTGCTGACGCTGACGCCGCCTGCTGGCCGATGACAGTCTTGCTAGCCCCGCCTGTAGCTGTAATCGTCGCTGCAGCACTTGCCGCCGCCGTTCCGGTAACCGTTGCGGTAGCGGATATGCCGCCTGCCGCCGTAATTGTTGCCGCAGTGCTGGTTGCTTGAGCGCCTGTAACCGTTGCGGTAGCAGATACAGTACCGCTTGCCGTGACCGTTGCCGCTGCGCTCGCTGCTTGTATGCCTGAGACAGTACGGTTAGCCGCGCCGTTTGCAGTAATGGTTGCAACCGCACTGGCCGACTGAACGCCAATAACGGTTGCAGTTCCATTTGTTCCTGATGCACTTTCAAATGCTGTATTTTGAAACGCATTTGATTGAAAAGCAGCGGCCACTGTTTATCCTAACGAAGCCATGTACTCTAAATAATCTGCATCACAAGTAATTGCAACAACCGTCCACCCATCTGGCGTTGGCTCACCTGTAACGACAAGTTGCAAATTGCCATTTGCGTCTTGAAGTACATCCCATGTCATAGATCTTGCTCCAAGTACATTTTATTAAGCGCAAGAAGTTTTGCAGTGGTCCCAGAAACAGATTGCGTATGCGCTTGCATATATAAAAACGTAGTATTAACCGGAAGGTTTGATGTAATTCCAACATCGTCCATGTAAATAGTACCTGTCACCGCATCAACTAAGCGAACAGTAATTGTTCCGGCATTATTTGGCGGCGCAAACACATAAATATCTAAAACTTGACCTGCTGTTACCGTTGCGCCAGAAGGGGTCTTAGTTCCTAAGCTGGCGTTTCGAGTGGCAAATTGCCAAGTGCTATCGGCAGAATCCTTGACAATTGCGCAAGTATTTGCCCAAGTACTACCGTCGGCAGCCATTGTTGCGTTATTAGCCGACAGTCCAATCATTATCCGTTGATCTGCCGCCAGCGTTTCAACGCCAAACCGCGCATTGAAAAAGAACCCTCCCAGCCCCACCGCATTGCCCCGCCAAGCTACAGTAGCGGCGGTTTGCGTCCCTGATGCCCCCGTGGCCGTTGTGCCCGTGCCGAATCTTGCGCGACTCATGCTAGTCATCGCATTAGTTGAAGCCCGAGCCGGTGTATCTTGTGCCGCGCCAGTGCCGTTATTTCTAGCCGTGTAGGTAATACCAAAAGCAGTTTGCGCTGTCGTGGCAGAAGGAAGCCACATTTGTACCGTGTTACCAAAAAACGCAGGCTGATACGCTACATCAACGCCAGACGGACCAATAGAATTTAGCGTTGCGCGAGCGGCCCGAGTCTTTGCAAACATACGCAGCCAACCTGCAGCAGGAGCAGCAGGCGTAACTACATCAGGCAAATCAACATAATTTTCTACAACATGGTCAGCATTCCAGTTTGAAGGCTGAACAAGCGTAGTGTCGCCGCCATCGGCTTTTGCACTGGTAAATGGATGCTTAATACCCATGACGGCGAATCCTTAGGCAATACGAATCAAGGCAGATGCGCCAGCAACCGGCAAGTCAACCGTAAACGTGCCATTCGTACTAACGACATCAGCGCCAAAATCAAACGCAGCAACCGATTTGTTTGATTTGCTTGAGTTATAAATCAGGCAACCGCGAGCGGTAATAGTAGAACTGGCAAAAGACGGATCGGTAAACGTCAGATAACCAGTTGAGCCAGACAGCCCAGAAGTAAAACCTGTAAGCGTTGCACCGCCAGCCGTATAACCAGCACCAACCACTTCATTAGTAGTTGCATAAACAGTGGTGCTAGCGCCAAGCGTTGCAGTGCTAGTAAAAAGCGCAAGTTTATAAATGTCGGTAGACGTATGAACGCCTTCCAGAATTTCCTGCTTGTAACTATTGCAGATTGCAGTGGTAATTGCCATGATTATTCTTCCTCAAAAGTTTCGGCACCAATAACAGCGCCACTATTATCCCGAATCAAGCGAACCGTTTTGCGACTAGACTTTTTCTCATAAGTTGGCTGCGGTTGTGGCTGCGGTTGCTGAACATTCAGATTGATTTCCAGCGGCTCAGTCTTAACCGATACATTGCGCTGCACAATCTCAACTTCTTCTTGTTCAGACTTGCCGATATTCATCTTCTTGCGCTGATTGCCGCCACCTCCGCCAGTGTCTTGTGGAGATGACCCAGCAATCGGGTCAGCAGGCGCAGGATCTTGCTTCAGTTCGTCGCCGCCTTCAATTGAACACATATTCATGTATTCACGCGCTTCGTTAGCAGTCATAATGCCGCCGCTAACACCAGCTGTCGCAAAATTCATCTGATCAAGCGGTGCGCCTTTGAGGAAATCCTTAGTATCAAACTCTACGCACAAAGCAGGGAAACCGCCAAGCAAATGCTGGCGCAATTTCTGCTGGATGTTAACAATCATGGGATACATCGTTGCTTTGTAGAACTCATCCAGCATTGTCTGCGTATTATTAAACTTGCCGTCAGCAATTCCAATCATTGACGGCGGTACGCCAAACAATCCGCAGATTCGACGCATAGTCTGCATCTTCAGTTCCGCTGCTGCAGCATCCTGCAACGTCAGCATCTTCAGCGGCTCGTACTTCATCCCTTGATCCAGCAGCATACCCTGGCCAGGCTTGCTTTGATCGGTAGACCGCGAACTGGTCATGCTGGCCCATGCTTCTTTTAGCCGGCCAGCAATCTCTTTATATTTGGCGTCAGGAATAACCGCCTCGGTCGTAAACATTCCAGACGGCTTTGCGCCATTCAGCATGACGTAGTTGGCATACAGATCAATGTCCTGATCCAGCGATACCAACTCAACCGCAAGAATCCCTTTATTGAAGCCTGCAGATCCTTGCCATGCAGACTCCTTCGTATGCATGATTTGATGCGCCTTCAACGGCTCATCCTTGCTAAAGCCGTAGCTAGGCGTAGAAAGTCGGTAACTAGGATATCGAGTCGGCGTAATCTGCACCGCAATCAGCGTCGAATCAAGAATGTACATCTCGATCGGCGTTTGCGACGGGTTTTCCTGCTCCTTGCGCCACCAGAGCGTAAACGCCTCGCCGCTCAGTTCCAGCCACATTAGCCACTGATACCAAAACTCATACTGACTTTGGAATTGATTCGGGTTTTGCAGCAACGACAATACCTGCTGCGCTTTGGCCTTGTTGCGAGCCGACACTGCAGGAGACTTAGTCGCATCAACGTATGTGCCGTCCTCAAGCTCGCATTTAATGCGAATCGGCAACTGAGATAGCGCCCGAGCCTTTGCGCCAATACACGACATCACGGTGCTGTTGCGAGTCAGCATCGACATGTCCACAACCCGGCCAGCATCATTAACGCTAGAGGTTGTAACGTACAGAATCTGAGTGTTTACCGTTGGGCGCTTGTTATCGCCCTGATAGACAATGTTATTGCCAAGCGCAGTCTGCCCAAAAAGCGTATTGCTTTCTCTTTTTACCGTTTCTTTTCGCTTGAAAACATCCAGAATTCCCATGATTTCCCTCGGTTTTCTTACATCTTACCACTCTAGAGAACGAAAACCATATGATTCAGATACAAACACATTGTCCAGATGGCAATGCATAGCCATGATCAATGAAATTATGCCATCAACCTTGGCGCTTGGGTCTGCTTCATTCTTTCTAATCTTGACGTTGCCATTTACGTCAGTATAAACCTCGCAGTTTCCAAGCTGCCAGCCAACGAACGGGTTTCCGCTATGCTGGATGCCTTTCTTCAGGATCAACTGCTCAACCGTTTTGCTTGGGTTTGACAACACTGCCATGCCTTGGCCGACCTTCTTGACCGGCAAGCCTTCGCCGTACAGATTGGCTACCAGCGCGGCAGCGTTATAAGGATCAAAGGCGATTTCCTTGACGTCATGCGCCTGGCACTGCTGTTTAATGTATTCCTCAATCTCATTTAGATCGGTGACATTGCCTGGTGTTAGTTTTAAGATGCCGCTGGCCTGCGCCTGAGCAAAAATGCTTCTATAATGGTTAGGAATTAGCTCAATCGAATCTTCCGGCAGAAAGAACTGAAAGCTCGCATAGAACAAATCTTCCTTATAACGATGCAACGTACAGACCGCGTTCAAGTCCCGAGAATGCGCCAAGTCAAACGCAATAAACGTAGATTCTGGCTTACCTTCAGGCTGCGCGGCAATAGACTCATCCCAATATCTACGGTCTACCCACGCGGCGTTGGCACTGACATAGATATTCAGTTGCTTGCAGAGGAACTCATTCAAACTGGCAGGCTTTGCCGACGCCTCGGCGGCCATATGAGCAATGTGTTCTACGGTAACCGAAACTCCCAGCATGGGATTGGCTTTGCCCCAAATGTCAGGATTCGTCCATTCGTCGCCAGGATCGATGCTGTATAGCAGTCCAAACCACTTGCAGTTGTCCTCTGCTGCACCGCGCAATAGCGATCGAAAATAGCTTAGATCCTCAAAGAACTTAGTCTCTCTGGTGAAGCTAGCAGTGGTCAGATACAGGCGCAGAGGGTTCTTCCTTGCGCCCATGCCGGAATGCAGCACCTCAATGTTGGACCGCTCAGTAATCTGCGCCGCTTCGTCAATCAGTGCGCATGAAGGGTTTTTACCGTCGCCAGTCTTGCGATTCTCACGCGAGAGCGCCCGGTAGGTACTGGTGCTGTCGCCTACCTTCTTAATCTCGCTGCGAAGTACATGAAACTTTGCAGCAAGACCAGGGTCCATACTCTCGACAATTGCGCGAGAGGAATCAAAGCAGATGCTCGCCTGCTCGCGGTTGGTAGCCAGGTTAAACACCTCAGCGCCAGCGTCCCCGAACATTAGCTCATACAGCGCAATGATTGACGCAACCGTCGTCTTGCCGCTCTTGCGCGGCACAAACAAGATGACATCAGTGACCCAGCGTTTAGAGTGATCTTTGCGATCCCTGAATCCGTAGATCCCCGCTAAGAACATTACCTGAAACGGTTGCAGGCCGATAACCTTGCCAGCCTCCGGCCCTTTAACGTGCTTGCAGAACTGCACGAACTTTAGAACGTGCTCTGCCTTGGCCGGCACAAATTCATAAGGCGCATCTTGGCGTTCTGCCATGTCCAGAAACCGCTGACAGGCGAGGCGGACATCCTCGCAAGCAAGAACATCCCCTCTGGTTACAGCCGCAGCGTACTGAAACGCCGGGTTAAGCAGTGTCGAATAGCGCGTCAATTTCTGTCTTTGTCTTTGGTTTGTTTGTTCGAGACTTAGCAACCAGCGCTAGCTCAATCAAGATTTTGAATATCTTATCCATCGCGTCGTTGCGAATCTTAACAAACGGCGACGTTGCAGTGCCACTGTTATACACGCTGGTCTGACCATTCTCAGTCACTTGCGTATGCGCAGCCAGCAGCGACTCCATCTGAATCAGCAGCGTACCCAGCAGCAGTTCATCACTCGCATGAATCTCGCCGTTCATCTTCTCCA